TACTATTATTCGAAAATATTTCTTTATATACACAAGGAGAATTACAACAATTAATTGATAAATGTTTAGAGATACATAATCGTTATCCGTTAGGAATATGTATGCAGAAAAAATATCACATATGTTTTCACATCGAGTTTGGATATGGGAACAACACGCCAGAACAATTTTATAGGTTTTTAGATAATTATTATAATGGAAAATATAAGGATTTAGAAGAAATAAGTATTTAACTTATTTCTTCTATTATTAGAGAGGTGAATCCTATTCCTAAAGTAGGTAAAACAATAAAAGTTAAAGAAAATATATCTTCATCACAATTGGATAATATTATTAGATGTCCCATGTGTGGAAAAAATAGAACAGTAAAAGAATTCTATAAAAGTAATTCTCCTTTATATTCAAATAATTACTCTGTAATGGTTTTTTGTAAAGATTGTGTTTTTAGTACATACGATACTTATTATCATATTTTAAAAGATATTAGAAAATCTGTTTTAATAACTTGTATGAAATTTGATATTCCATTTAGTGATCCAGATTATGACGGAGCAACTAAACAATACGTAAATAATCAAAATTCTCATATGTTTAAAATTTACATGACAAAAATAAATTCATTAGGGGCTAGAAATAATGGAGCAACAGGATTTGATCCAAGATTTATATTTGATATAGATAATGGTAAAAAAGATTCAATAACTAATGCACTTGAATTTGAAGTTAAAGATTTAGATTATAATATTCAACTAACAGAACAAGATTTACAAATAAAGGATGATGTAGTTAGACTTATTGGTTATGATCCTTTTGCTGGATATTCAAATTTTGACCAAAAGTTTTTATATAATGAATTAATTACTTATCTTGATGAAGACACATTAGATGATGCTTTTAAATTAAGTCAAATTTTACAATTAGTTAATAACAACAATCAAATAAGAAAAATAGATTTAGTTATTTCTAGTTTGAGTAATGATACTAAAACTTTAATTTCAAATCAAGGAGAGATAAAATCTTTATCTTCAACAAAAAGTCAAATAGTATCAAGTACAGATAAAATTGCTAAAGAAAATTCTATTTCTGTAAAAAATCGTGGAGATAAAAAAGCTGGAAAATCTACTTTAACTTATATGATGAAAAATTATAGAGAAATTGGTTTTGAAAATGCAGAAGTTGATTATTATGATCAATTAAAAAGTATAGGAATGAAACATGCTTCCGATATTTCTAATAATAGTTTATTAGAACAACTTAGATTAGATGAAAATGACTTTGATAATATAATTAAAGAACAACGTGAATTAATCCAAAATTTACAAAATGAATTAGATGAATCATTAGAAGATAATAGACAATTAAGAGTTAAATTAAGACAAGAAATAAACTAACTAAATCAAATTATATTAGGTGGTGAATATTTGAAATGACAGATCTTAATCGCAATAAAAAAATGTTAACAACAAGGAAAATTGAAATGTATGACGCAAATGCTAAAATCATAAAATTTTGGAGAAGAAATCCTATTATTGCTGCTGAAGATTTGTTTGGTTAGTATAAAACTATTGGATTTTCAAAAATGGATACTTCAAATGAGTTGGAATACTCCTTATGTATTATGGTGTGAAAGTAGAAATGCTGGTAAAAGTTTTGAAGCTGCTGTATTAATGGGATTAAAATCTATATTATATGAAGATCAAGATATTTATATTGTTAGTAATGTTGGAAGTCAAGCACAAGAATGTTTTTCAAAAATTGAAGATATAGCTTTAGATAGAATTAATTCTATAAAGTCGTTGAAAGATATATTTAGAAACGAAGTAGTTCAAAGTCCTTCGTGTAAAACAGGATTCTCACATAATCCTGTTTCTTTTCATGTTGGGACATATAATAATAGTGAAATATTTACATTAAATGGAAACCCAGATCACAATCGCTCAAAAAGATCAAGTTTAGTATTTTTTGATGAAGCGGGGTATTCTAGTGAGGAATTATTAGAAGCTATGGCAGCATTTGCAACTCAAGATAGTGATTTTGCAACATCTGTAAAAATAAATTTTGATGTTAAAGCATCTAGGAGAAATGTTCCTACACAATTAATTTATGCATCATCTGCATCTTCTGTTGATACTACTTTTTTTAGAAAATATAAAGACTTTGCAATGAAAATGATAATTGGTGATAGAAACTATTTTTGTTGTGATATTCCATGTACCATTCCTATTAATCCAATTATGGATGGAGTAAAACATCCTCCTCTTTTACAAAAATCCAAGGTGGATTCAGCAATGACATCTAATCGCGACAAAGCCTTAAGAGAATATTATAATAAATTTGACTCTGATGGTGGAGAAGCACAAATTTATAAACGTGCTATGATAACAAGAAATAGTATATTTTCTTTACCTAAATTTCATAATGAAACTAATAAAGAGAAATTCGCAATCGCTTTTGATCCTGCCCGCGCTGGCGATGGGAGTATTGTTTCTGTGATGCAAATTTTAAAAGACGATAATATTGGTTACTACGGGAAAATTGTAAATTGTACAAATATGATTGATTTGGCGAGTAAAAGAAAGATTAAAATGAAAACACCAGATCAGATTAAATTTTTAAAACAGACTATATTAGATTATAATGGTGAAAATCCTGATTATGAAAATATAGAAGCATTTTTGATTGATGCAGGAGCAGGAGGAGCAGGTGTTTCAGCTTATGCTGATAATTTATTAGATGATTGGTTTGATGAAAAAGGAAATAAACATAAAGGATTTATTGATAAAGTTTCTGATATTTATGAAACTGAAGTTTACAATTATCCTAACGCATGGGAAAAATTAGCCTTAATATCTCCTAATAAATATAGAAATAAAATGTGCGAAGAATTATTAGAGTTATTACAATTAGATTTGATAAAATTTCCGTATGAGTATTCTGGTAAAGGGTTTATAACCTTATCTTCAGATGACGGAAGTGAAAGGAATTTAAAGAAATATAATCTTTCATTTGAAGAAGAATTAGCATTAATTAATATAGACATTATGAAAACGGAAACCGTTAATATTCATAGAGTATCTAATGCTGAAAAGACAAGTGTAAGATATATCTTACCAAAAGATAAAGAAAGAATTATGTATGATGATAAATTTTATACATTGTTACTTTTAGCTCATTATTTATATGAAAAAAGAAGGGGAGATATTATAGTTAAGAATGATTCAGACTATGATTTTGTATTTTCCTATTCATAATACATCAAATAATAAAACAATATATAATAATTAAAATTTGTAATTACATATAAATCTCAAAGAAAGGAGGTTCCTATTTGAAAAAATCAAAACAAAAATCTCAAACAAAAAAACAAATCCAATCAATTCAAACAGAAACAAATCCTCAATCTCCCCAATTCCAATCCACCTCTCCCCCACTCTCTCAATTTTCCACTTCTAATGAAATAGAATTAAATTCTCTATCATATAATTCTTATTCATTTTCAACAGGAAGATTAGATACAGATGATATTTTAATGAGTGATCTAAAACAATATGTAAAATATCCAATGATTTATAATGAAATATTGAGGACTATATCTGAACAAGCTTATAACTTGCATGGCTTGTATAGCAACGTTTGCGACTATATGGTGGCTATACCCTTTTTATCTAATATAACAACAATGAGAAATAATACTCCAGAACTAAAAGAGAAAAAGAAAAAATTTAATCTCATGTTAAAATTGTTAAATCATGATAGAACAACAAGAGATATATTAAGAAATTTATTTATTCATGGTACATATATTGGTGTCTTGCGTAATACTACAGCATCAAATAAAAATATTGATACTGGATCAGTAACTATAGAATCTATTGATAGAATTGAAGGATTATCATTAGATGATAATTTTATGATACAACCTCTAGATTTAGATTATTGTAAGATAATTGGATTTCAGAATAATATATCAATTGCAGGTTTTGATATGATGTATTTTGACCAATTTAATTTTGGTGGATTAGTAAATGAAATCAAAAATTTCCCTAAAGATTTCTTAAAAGCATATATGTATTATAAAAAAAATCCAAGTAAAAGATGGTTTACATTAGATTATAGAAAAACTATTGCGTTAAAATTTAAAGCAAAAGAAGATGAACCATATGGACGACCTCTGGGATTGTCGGCGTTTTGCAATATGAAGGCAAGTAGTGATTATGATGATAGTCAATATAAATTAATTAGTGAATTAGCAAGTAGTATTTACTACCTTATTCTTCCAGAAGGTGAAAAGCAAGGATCTTGCAGTCTTAATAAAGATCAACAGACTGAAGTAATTACTGCTTTTAAAAATGCAGTTAAAGTTAATACAAGTGGAGATTTGGCAAAAATCTCAACTCTTAGTCTTGCACCAAAAACAGAAATTGGTAGACTTAGTAAAGATTCTTCATTGCTTAATGACTCATTAAGTAATGAAAATATGATGAGGATTTCTACAAGTTTAGGGTTTGCTAGTTCTGCTTTAAACGCTGAAAGTTCTGGTGGAAGTTCATATGCAAATTTAGCTGTAAATTTAGACTTAGTATCATCTCAAGTCTTTCAATGTGTAAACGAAATAGCTAGAGAATATACAAGAGTGATTAATGAGTTATTAGGTATTACTCCTCAAAATTATATTGATATAGAATATTTGCCTGTTTCTTGGTTAAATAAAGATGATATGTTTGAGAAGGTGTCACAATTATACACATTAATTGGAGGAAATAGGAGTTATTTAGTAGCTTGTGCGGGATTGAATGTTAATAGTTACTTTAGTTGTCTAGATGAAGAAATTGAAGAAGGGTATGAAGAGAAATATCCTATTCATCAGTCGGCGAACACAATGAGTTCTAAAGATGTTAATGATAACAAAGGTGGAGCACCTTTGAAAAAAGAGAAAGATCTTAGTATTGGAGGAAAAGTGACTCGCAATAATAATAGTAATAATCAGGTAAAACCATCAACTAAATGATACAATAGATAATTTTATAAAAGATAAGTAGGAAGTCATGAGCCTACTGATAAGACGAGTTCCTTTCACTCGTCTTCTTTTATTGTTTAAGTTTAAGAAAGGATTTTCATTAGAAAGGAATGAGTATAATGACTAAGAATTTTAAAACACATAAAAAATTTTGCGAAGAAGTTAATATTTTGGTTGGAGAAGAATATGTGGTGTTAAGTACATATATTAATGCAAAAGTAAAAATATTGTTTAAACATAATTGTGATAAATGCAAAAATTATGAATTCCCTATGTCACCAAGTAATTTTCTAAAAGGAGAGAGATGTCCTAAATGTGCTGGAAAATATAAAACACATGAAGAATTTTCAGAAGAAGTGAAAATTTTAAATCCAAATATAATAATAATAGGACAATATAAAACAGCAATAGAAACAATTAAAGTAAAATGTTTAAAATGTACTGGCGAATGGGAACCAATAGCTAGTAGCTTATCACAAGGTAGTGGATGCCCTTATTGTACAAATCAAAAGATATTAATAGGATTTAATGATATGTGGACTACAAATCCGAATCTTGCTAAATTATTAGTTAATGTTGAAGATGGTTACGGGTATACTCAAAAAAGCAATAAAAGACTAGATTGGAAATGTCCTGATTGCGGAGAAATAATCAAAAATAAAAAGATTAGTGATGTAAATAGAAGTGGATTAGTATGTCTTAAATGTTCAGACGGAAAATCATATCCTAATAAATTTATGTTCAATGTTTTATATCAACTTAAGAATCTTAAAACAATAGAAGATTTTGAGGCAGAGAAAATATTTGATTGGTTTAGATATGAATTTAAGGGTAAATTACGTAAGGGGTTTTTAGATTTTTACTTTGAAGTAAATCACAAAAAATATGGAATAGAAATGGATGGAGGTTTTCATGGTAAAGATAATAAAATGAATGGTCAAACTAAGGAAGAAAGTAAATTTATTGATGATGAAAAAGATAAGTTATGTAGAAAGCATAATATTAAAATTATAAGAATTGATTGTGAAAAATCAGAATTAGAGTGGATAAAAAATAATATAATGCTTTCAGAGTTGCCTAACTTCTTAAACTTTAATGAATCTAATATTGATTGGTCACAGTGTCACAAATATGCTTTATCGAGTCTAGTTAAAGTGGCTTGCGAAATATGGAATTCAGGTATAAAAAATACAAAAGAAATATCTAATATTATAAAAATATCTCAAGGTATAATTATTACATATTTAAAACAAGGAGATAAAATAAATTTATGTAATTACGATCCTAAAAAATCTTATAAATATAGATTTTTAAATGGATATAAAAGTAATACAAGAAAACAAGTTAGATGTATTGAAACAGGTAAAATTTATGATTCTATAGTTGAAGCAGGTATTGATATGAATTGTAATAAGAATCATATTTCTTCTTGTTGTAAAGGCAAAAGAAATACATGTGGCACATTAGAAGATGGAACGAAATTACATTGGGAACATGTTAATACACCATTATAAATTATAAAGATGTAAGATTATTTATCTGAATTAAAATAAGGTAAATATAAATATCACATTATTTAAAGGAGGTGAGAAAGACGAAGAATAGTGTAATAGAAATCTCAAAAAAGACATCTATGGCAGGCAGAACGCCAATCAGGTTGATTTTGCATCAAATTCATAAAAATTCCACGGATTATAATGGGAATGGAATTCACTGGGAGAAGGAATATACCGAGAATAATATTGAATCAGTAAAAGGTATGCCTTTGGTAGCCCAGTTTATGGATGATGAAAACAAAATTCCTTTTGGAAGTC